TGTCAACAAGGATGGCTTCAGATATATCTTTGAGGTATTCGAGGCAGGCACAGCAACCAGGATAGGATACTACAAGGCACTGCCAACATTCGGCACTGGCTATGGTGAGCAGGACTTGAGTAAGCTACTCAGCAACATGGTGAGCTTTGACTTCAACCCTACAGTGACAACATTCTATGATGCGGCTAACAGCTACTTCGAGTATAATGTTAAGATAGGTGAGGAGTACATCTATGAGCTGAGCTACACAGCATCCCTGGTGAACAATGCAGGCAACGTGCGTATCACAGCAACACATGCCTTCGTGGTTGGTGACCAGATAAACATCACTCAAGCAGTGGGAGGTATAGCAGCCAACCCTGGAGTGGAAGGACTGCACACTGTTGTCTCAGTAGTTGGCACGACATCATTCACTATCAATGCCTTATGGGCAGAGGTGACTGATGCAACCATCAACGGTGCTGTGAAGTATGCTGACAATCGTAAGACAATAGCATTGAACATAGTGAGCACCTTAGATAAGTATGTCTTTAACGGGGTGCAACCTTGGATTGACATGCCGTTCTGGGATGAGACAGACTACACCCTTGACAACATACATGGGCAATGGCTCACAGACCAGCCTCAAGTATTCAGCTGCACACCTGGTCAGGACTTATGGCTCAACCTTAAGGATGTTGGTCCAGTACCTGTCAACAAGAGGGTGTACTTTGAGAATGATAACGGTGATCTATTCTACAAGGCAGTGAGTGGAGCTGACTACATCAAGGGTGTGGCAGTTGGTCCTAACAACTATGGCTCGCTTACCTTGGTAAGTGGCACTGCTCCACTGGTCAAGCCAACTACTCAGACATATCAGATGTGGTACAGTGACGGTATCTTTAACCCTGTGAAGAGTTTAGCATACCAAGTCAACATAGATAGAAGGGTACTCATCTCTGAGAGTCATATACTATTCTTAGATAGAATGGGCTCATGGAGTAGCTTTGCCTTTCAGCTTAAGAGCTATGAGAAGCTGAACATAAAGAGAGAGACATACAACAAGGATGTGGCAGGATACGTAACGGGCTCAGAGTGGAAGTACAAAAGTTATGAACAAGGGGCTGTTAATTTCAACACCCAAGTAACTAAGACCATTGACCTCAACACCAACTGGATGAGCGAGAACGAGGGCATCTACTTCCAGCAGTTAGTTACATCACCACAGACCTATGTTAAGAACGTAGTGTATCACATCACAGAGGACGGAGTGCCGTTGTATGATGAGGATGGCTGCATCTTACATGTGCCTGAGAGCACTGAGTACATTAGCTGTAATGTGCTGAACACTAACTTTGACATACAGAGGCAACGCAACAAGAACTTGATCAAGCAATCAGTACAGATTAGGTTATCTAACAACGACATCATAAATGGTTAATATAGTACTAAGCACAGGGCAGCTTGATGTGGCTGAGAACGTATCGGTACCTATCACATTCAACATTGGCGACATCAGAGACTTGACCTCAAGGAAGGGAACGTTCTCCAAGAGCATAGTGCTTGAGGGTACTAAGAACAACCATGAGCTGTTAGGTCACTACTACGATGTGAACATCCAAGCTGGCACGTTCAACATCAACACCTTGACCAAGTGCCAGGTGGTGCAGAACGGTGTGCCAATCTTAGATGATGCGCTCCTACAGTTGGTAAGTGTGAACAAGGTGCAGAACAACAATAGCTATGAGGATGAGGTAAACTATACCGTACTTATCAAGGATAGTAGGGCAGAGTTCTTTACTGCCATCACCAATGCTAACCTGACTGACTTAGACTTCTCAGACTTAAACCACGTCTTTGACTCATCTGCTATAGTAGCATCATTTGCACACACTGTAACAGATGGCTACAAGTACGTGATGCCATGGAGCGACTTGCCAGATTATACTGCTAATGACTTCAAGCCTGGCATCTATGCTAAGACTTACTTTGATAGAATATTCGCTGTGGCTGGCTTCACATACACATGGAGTGAGTTAGCTGCTGCACACTTCGATAAGCTGTTGATTCCTTACAATGGAGATACCAACAACCAAGATTATGAAGACTACAGAGTTGAGGCAACCAACACATGGACGACAACCAATGTTCAGGGCACAGGAGTCAATGCAACATTCTTTGAGGCAGTTGACTCAGGATGGACAGAAGTGATTGATAGTCAAGGTATTTTTAACCCTACAACGGGTGAGTACTCTTCACCATTTAGCACTAACACCAATGCTGGTGAGCACTACACTTACAACCTATCCATTGGAGGTACTATTGCCTTGGTCAACTCGAGTGGCGCACTGGCATACTTAGGCAGCCTCTTCCCAGTAGGTGACAACTACAATAGATACAGAGTCTTTGCAAGAGTATCAGTGGCAGGTAGTGGCAACGCTATTGTATATGGTCAGACATCTACATTGTATCCAAGCACTACACCTCTTGCAACAGGAAGCACAACAATACTAAGCTTTGCTGAGACCTTACCTATACCAGTTGCCTACAATGGTAGTGGTGTGGCTAATGGCATCACAGCAGGAGATATACAAATACTTGATGTGGGAGTTGAGGTGATTAGCTTTGACAACAGCAACGGCACAGGACAGCTACAAGGCAACAGCTATTGGCTTAGTGCTGGAGGTGCATTTGTTAATGTTAACATAGTCCTTGACCTGGCATCTATCAACATGGTGATACTACCATCGAACAACATCCAGGTGACGGGCTCAACCTTAGTCATGAACCAATACGTACCAGTTGAGGTCAAACAGTCTGACTTTGTTAAGTCAATCTTTCAGATGTACAACCTTTACATTGAGCAGGATGTTGATAACCCGTACAACCTAATACTTAGGCATAGGGATGAGTACTATGACTCAGGAGCTGAAAAGGACTGGAGTCAGAAGCTGGCAAAGGATAAGGCTCAGGAGTTGATGTTCCTTCCAGATGTAACTAACAAGAAGCTCAAACTAACCTATGCGCCTGATGAGGACAGCCCAAATGTGGCATACACTCAAGCGACTGGAGAGATATATGGACAAATAGAATATACTTTTGACAATGAATACGTTAAGGACGTTGATACTAAGGAGCTACTGTTCTCCCCTACTCCAGTATATCGTACAATCTTTGGGGCTTATGTGCCTAACATAAGCGGTCAAGCACCCAATGTGAACATCCGCATCTTGTATGATGGTGGTGTTGGCACGTGTCAACCGTATGACATCATAGACTTTGGCACTACAGGGCAGATTGGTGAGACTGACTACCCTGTGATAGGTCACTTTAACGATCCGTTGTATCCTACCTTTGACATCAACTTTGGCACTAATGACTACTACTTCTATGAGACTGAGACATTAACTAACAACAACCTGTACAACCTATACTGGAGGCGCACAGTCAACCAAATAAACGTAGGTAAGATGTTGACTGCTATGTTTGACCTTGACGAGGTAGACATCCAGTTGCTCAAGCTCAATGATAGAATCTACATAGATAACTCATGGTGGAACATTAACAAGATACAAGACTACAATGCTAACAACAACAGCTTGACCAAGGTTGAGTTGATTAGCGTGGATACTGAGATTGACCTGGCACGCTTCAAGACTGGAGCAGGACTTCCTATAGGTGATACAATCACTGCTGTAGGCTTGGATAGCATCATGCGTACAAAGACTGCCAACACAAATGTGATCATGCCTGGTGCAGATGCAATGGTGATGGGTAGAGGTAACACTGTTACGGCTGGCACTAAGGGAGTGATAGTAGGTGACGGTCAAACCTTAGCCAATGATGGCATGGTAGTTAGTGACCTCACAGTTACCGGCACTATCAATGGTGATGCTGTGGTACCGTATAAGAAGTATATTGCTACTTTACTACAGACAAGCACCACAGACCCACTTGCAACGGTACTTGAGAACACTATAGGTGACATTGTGTGGACCAGGTTATCAATAGGATACTACAGAGGTCAGTTGACTGGTGCCTTCCCTGACCAAGATAAGACATACATAGTATTGAATGGTACAACAAACCCAGGACTTTGCACTTCGTTTTGGGATAACACAGATCAGATAAGAATAAGAACTTTTGATACCTCTACAAGTGCCTTGGCTGATGACTTTTTACAATTTGCAACAATAGAAATAAGAACATACTAACATGAATGAAGTAGAGATACCATTAAAGATAACGGGCATTGGTGCCATCAAGGCTGAGCTTAGAGACCTCAAAGGAGCTATTGCCAACGCTACAGACCCTGAGTCAATTCAAGCACTATCAATGCGAGCTGGTGAGCTCAAGGACCAACTCAAGGATGCTAATGAGGCAGTGAATGTCTTTGCATCTGGCAGTAAGTTTGAGCAGGTCAGCAACTCAATCGGAGGTATCAAGGACTCATTGATGAGCTTGGACTTTGAAGAGGCTAATCAAAAGGCTCAAGTCTTTGCAGGTGCACTTGGTAAGCTTAACCCTGCAGACTTGGCAAAGGGATTCAAGGGATTGATGGGTACTATCTCCACTGTAGGGGGCGCATTTGTTAAGTTAGGGATGACCATCCTTGCTAACCCTATATTCTTATTGGTTGCTGTGATCACTGTGATTGTGGTTGCCATTGGTGTGTTCCTAAAAAAGATAGGTGTACTTGATGCAGTATTCAAGGCTATCATGGGTCCTATCAATGCTGTGATACAAGGCTTCAAGGACTTGACTGACTACATGGGCTTGACTGATAATGCAGCAGAAGAGAATGCAGAAGCGGTAAAGGAGTCCAGTGAGAAAAATATCGATAGCATCAAGCAACAGTCTAAGGCTCAACAAGACTTGTATAACCTTACAAAGGACTTGAGTGATGAGGAGATTGCAATGCTTGAGGAGAAGTATGGCATCCAGGTTGATACCACTCAGAGTATCTATGACCTTAAGCAGGAAGAGATTGACCAGTTACAATATGAGAACCAAAGGCAGATTGATTCACTCAATGCAAAGAAGGAACTAACAGAAGAGGATAAGAAGAGGCTTGCTGACCTGAACAAGACTAAGTTTGACTTAGGACAGCAGGAGATAGCAAACGAGGCTAATAGAATAATGGCTATCAAGAATCTCAACATGAGCCTTGATAAGCAGATTGAGACTCTACAGGCTAAGCAAATCAAGGGTGAGTCTGAGCGTGCTAAGGCTATGCTTGACATTCAGCTTAAGGAGGCTTTGTCTAAGGTTGACCAACAGATTAAGGAAGCAAGTCAACTTGGAGATACAAGCGCACTGGCTAAGGCTCAACAGTTAAGAGGGCTTATCATTCAGGACTTCAAACGTCAAGAGCTTGAGATAACTAACAAAGGCAATGCAGGTATTGCTAAGGCTAATACATCTGCTGCTGTAAAAAGTGTGCAAGAGACTAAAAGCGCTGAGGCTAAGAAATTAGAGGAGATGCGCAAGGCAGGTGAGAAAGCAATACTATTATTGCAAACAAATAACGCATCAGAAGAGGACATCCAAGCAGAGAGACTTAAGCAGCTTGATGCTGAGCTAACTTATGTCAAGGCTAACAAGGCTAAACTTTACAAAGCTACAGTTGACCAAGATACAGCTATCCTTAAATTGCAGAAATCTATCAATGATATTAAGGATAAAGAGGCAGCTCAAAGGGAGAAAGAGGACAATGCAAATATGATCGCTAAACTTGAGCGAGATATAGTCAATGCAGAAGAGAACTCAAAGGCTTTATTTGAGGCAGAAAAAGCTCTATTGACTGAGCAGTCTAAGCAAAAGATGGCTGACCTTGAAGTTGGCTCAGATGCTGCATTGTTACTTGCAGATGAAACTGCCAAAGGTATCGAAGCTATCAATAAAAAAATCACTGAAAGCGAGGATGAGAAAAATCTTAAGATACTTGCAGCGGCTCAACTGGTAGCAGAGACAAAGTTATCTAATGAAGCCTTTGCACTTGAGAGATTAAAAGGTACTAATGATGAGCAGATTGCAGCACAAGAGGCATTCCTTGAAACTACATTATCTACCCTTGAGGCTCAACGAATTACTGAGCTTGCCAACAAAGAATTATCACAAGCAGAGATAGCAGCTATAGAAGAGAAATATAGACAAGCTAAAATAGTAGCAGAAGAGGCAACGGCTGAGAAGTTAGCTGAGATAGATGCTAAGGCAAGAGCCAAGACATTTGCTACAATTGACAAAGGAGTTGAGGATACCAAGAACGGGCTGAATGTTATTGCATCCCTTCAACAAATGAACACAGATAGAAAGCTCAAAGGCATAGAGAAAGGAAGTAAGGAAGAGGAGAAAATACTCAAGCAACAATTTGAGCAACAGAAAGCAATGCAGTTGGCAATGGCTGCAATCAATGGAGCTCAAGCCATCCTTGCAATCTTATCTGTTCCTGACTTTACCTTAGGGGTGTCATCAGGGCTTAGGATAGCAGCATCAGTAGCAGCAACAGCAGCAAGTATCAGTGCTATTGCAAGTACAACCTTTAGTGGTGGTGGTAGTGCTCCTTCTGCTGTGGACCCAACAGGCGGCTCAACACCTTCAACAGGTGGTATGGCTACTCCTGCAGTATCATTGTTTGGTAGTGCCAACAATTTGAACAACGTAGGAGGGGAGGGAGAACAACAGCAGAACAATAACATCACAGTCACTGCAATAGTTAGTGAGACTGAGATGACCAACACACAGAATAGAGTAAACAAAATACAACGCAACGCAGAATTATGACAAGTTATCAAGCACTAATCAACAAGATTGAAGGATTCTACAATGACCATCTCCAGGTTAAAAAGGTACACAGCGACTTCACAGAGCAACTGCCTAACTTTGCTACCAAGGATGAGAAATATCCTCTGATATTCATAGCACCAATAGTGGCTATACCTACTGAGAACACCAACACTATCAGCTTAGAGATATACTGCCTTGACATTATCCAAAAGGATCGTGCCAACATCACAGTGATACTATCTGACTGTCATCAAATATTGGTTGACCTGGTGAACTATTTTACCTTTAGCTCAGACTATGACTTTGATATCTTAGGAGTGCCAACGCTCAACCCGTTAAACAACCAATTACTTGACTATGCTGCAGGATGGGTGATGACTATAGATGTTGATATGAGCAACTGGACTGATTGCCAAGTACCTCTTATAACTAATTTACCAGGTTAATACAATATAGGTATGGCTCAAAGACAAAAGATATCACAGATGACCCCTAAAGGGGCTAACCTTGAGGCAACAGACTTGATTGAGATAAGTGAGGATACTGGCTCGGGCTACGTTACTAAGTCAATTACTGGTCAAGAAATCATTTCGGCTGGCTCTTATGGGCTTTATGCACAGACTGCCTTGGGTACTCTTATCACAAACACTATCACAGAGACCTCTTTAGTGGGTGCAGGAGTAGGCACATTATTTGTTCCTGCTAATGCGTTCAGTGTAGGTAATAGCTTTATCGCTAAGATGTGCGGCAACTTATCATGTGCTGGCAGTGAGACAATACGTATAAGAATAAAATCAAACGGTGTTACTATAGCAGATGCAGGAGTATTCTCTATGAAGATAACAACTGATAAATTCTTTGAGCTTACTATTGACTTCACAGTTACCAAGATTGGTGCAGCAGGAGTAGCTGAGTTATTTGTCAATGGGCAATATAGCTACAACCATAATGCAGCAGGTGAGATAGCAGGTAATAACTTTGCCTTGATAAGCAATACTACCTTTGACACTACTGTTAGTAATACTCTTACTATCACTGCTGAGTGGGGACTTGCTAAGACGGCTAATAAGATTCAATCACAGAACTTTGTACTAAATAAAATATACTAATAAATAATAAAAATGGCAACAGATAACGACATCCTAATTGCAAACCAAGGGAGCTTTGTACTTAATAACACAACAGAGAAAACAGCAACTATCAATGCTATAGCAGTCCTTGAGGATACTGTGTTCACTTCTATCAAGGTAGCAGGCTCAGATGTTAAGGCAACTTATATCGGTACACCTGCAACGGCTGTGAAGGCAGGAGCTATCATACGTGCTGTCAATGCTCAACAGTTCAGTGGTGTGAAGTTAACAAGTGGCAGTGTATTGCTTATACTTGCATAATGATAGGCTACGGTAACAGCGTATTTTTGCGTAGGAATACTGGTCCAGGCATCCCACCCGTTGATCCAGATGCACAGGCGTTCATTACAGCGGCTGCAATAACAGACCCTACACAACAAGCGGCTATTAATACTTTAGTAGTTGACTTGAAAGGGTATAACGTGTGGAGTAAAATGAAGGCTTTGTACCCATTTGTAGGTTCTACGGCTTCACAACAAAAATTCAACTTGAAAGACCCAAGGGACTTGGACGCAGCGTTTAGATTACAATTCTTAGGAGGTTGGACTCATTCAAGTAATGGCGCAACACCTAACGGAACTAATGCCTATGCAGATACATTTATTATTCCTAATACAAATCTATCTTTAGATTCAACACATTTAAGTTATTATTCAAGAACTAATATAACGGGTCCACAAGTTGACCTGGGAGTTACTGAAACATCCAAAGCTTGTTATTTACTTTATAATTATAATAATTTAGCTTTTAAAGCTATAAATAGATTGGAAGCCGCTGGAGGAAGTACATACACACCAACAACGGGCTTTTTAATAGGAAGTAGAAATAGTTCAACTACTGAAAAATATTACCATAAAGGTACTTTGATTAATACTTTAACTATTGCTTCCGTATTAAGGTCTACTTTCAAAATGTTTTTAGGAGCATATAACAACGCAAATGTAGCAAGTGGATATTCATCTAAACAAACAGCCTTTGCCTCAATAGGAGACGGTTTAACAGACACCGAAGCGGCTAACTTTTATACAGCGGTACAAAATTTCCAAGTTGCACTTTCCAGAAATATTTAATTATAAGATATGAAACTAACACAACTAACAGCAGAACAAAGACTAACTTACGTGGGCTTGCTTACTGAGTTACAAAAAGACGAATTAATCGGACAATTATACGCGCCTGATTCGTACTATAATCCAATTCAGGATTTAAACGATAATTGGGTAATATCAATAGAAGAAATCGAGCAAACAGTAACACCCGAATTTTTATGGGTAAAAGATTTGGAAATGATTCCATACGAACCGAAACCAACCCCCCCACCCTTTGAATAATGGCAAGATACGCTAACACTGGAGAATTTAATGTCCTTTATCCCACCAGGAGAAGGATGGCAACTATACTCAAACGTATAATCAGAAATGATGTTGTTGATGGTCAAGGCACATTGGTTGAGTCTATCAGAATCAATGCCAAGATAACAGGCTTTGAGAAGTTGGAGATACAAATCATAGCCATGTACTACTTTATTTTCCTTAATAATGGCGCATTCTTATGGAACGGTGGAGTAATTACACCAAGAGACTACGTTGCACAGTTCACAGATGAGCTGAATGCGGCTGGTATCACTGCTGAGATATACTCACAGTACACTGAGTGGATGACAAAACGTTATCCTATCCTACAAGTGGCAGAGATACTTGAAAAGAACCAAAAAATAGTGTATACATTTGAGGCATTAGATCCACCTGCAGGTTTCAAGGTAGGTTATCCTTTAGATGTTTAACTCTTTTTTCATAGCCATCATATTAAAGGTTAGAACAAGAGGCATATCAGTGACCTGATCAAACTTAGTCAGGTCTTCATTGCACAGTCCATACAGCAACCGTTCCCAGCTCCACTTGATAGCACTCTTATGCTCCTGCTCAGCCTTGGCATCTTGAGAGTTAGCAGGCTTGATGGCTTCCTCTTCCTCATCTGACTCATCTGCCTGGAAGAGTAGTTCATACTTCTCCATGAACGTTGTCCTGAATGCTAAGTACTCAGTGATAATACCGTATATCTCATTGATGCAGTACTCATCAAACAGCTCACACCGTTCAAAGGGTGAGTACTTGTAAGGCTCAAAGACTAAATCACCCCACTCATTGATACTATGCTTTCTGTATAGGATAGAGGCTACATGTGAGATGTGCTTGATGTAGTCATTGGCAAAGAAGTACTCAAGGTCAATGAACTCACCCACTGTGAGCTTAGACAATGGCTTAAACTTCCACTCACCAAGTACATGCTTATAGAACTTAGACGGCTCAGAGTTAATGAAGGTGATATCTTTGAGCATATCACCCACTTCACTTATGTCAAGGTCCTCTAAGTCATCAGATGGTATGTCAGCCAGTGTAGCAAGTATCTCTATCTCCCTGGAGAAGGTCTCCTCAATGGTATATAGTGACCTAATCTCTTTAAACTGGAAGACATCTATCTCACTCCACGACTTCGGCAGGTGCATCCTTAGGCATTTGTTTGGATAACTTCTGACCTATCTCAACTAAGTACGGTACTGCTAACTCAGCCTTAAGTTCACGTATCATTTTAGCCTTATGCTTGATGTGTGCCTCTGCATAGTGCTCAGCCTTGGTCAAGTCATCACGCTTAAACAGGATAGCCAGTAACTCAGCTATGTATCCCTTGTGCTTGGAGTGCATAACCTTCTCAATGTGCTTAGTGTCCTTGACAGATAGTCTAAATGTCTCACCCTCGAATGCCTTATAAGTGTATCCTTCCATCTCAATAGACTGCTGTAGCTCAGGCTTGCCGCTAAGGTCATTGAATACCTTAACACATTCCTTGAACTCCTCAATAGATACATCCTCAAAGTCTACTTCTGGCACACCTAATAACTCAAACACCTCAAGGTGCTTGGCTATTGCATCCAGTTCATTGTTGGCATGGATATTAGTGATCTGTTCAAACTGTAAGACCGTCAACTCATTCAGTTGATTAGGTACTTCCCTTCCTAAAATTGTTACCATAGAATTATTTTTTAACAAATATACAACTTTCTACAATATAGGCATGGACAGACCAGTGTACAAAATTACTATTGATGAGGCTTACTCAGACGGGGAGGACTTAGGTGTTGAAATGATTGCATTCACATCTAAGCCAGCAATCAAAGTTAAGGGTATGGCATTCAATTCTCATGTTGCACCTATGTCATTCAGTGATAGTGTTAAGATGCGTATTGTGGCACCTGCTATGATACCTATGAACATCTATAGAATGGATGAGGATACAGAGGAAGAGTACGATGTGCAATTCTCAGCAGAAGTGATTGAGCAGATACATGCTAAGTTCATGCTTAACCTAAGCAACAAGAATATCTTTAACCTGGAGCACGATCAAAATAAGATAGTACCAGCGTACATTCTTGAGGCTTGGATAGTAGATAACCCTGAGACTGACAAAGCATTCACAACATACGGCATTGAGGTTCCTAAAGGCACTCTAATGCTAACAAGCCAAGTAACTGACAAAGACTACTATGATAAATTAGTTGAGTCAGGTCAAGTAGGCTACTCTATTGAGGGCTTCCTTGGTATGAAATTATCGGAACACTTAAATAAATATACCATGACTTTACCAGATGGAGAACACCTGATTGAAGATAAAATCTACGTAGTAAAAGACGGAGAAGTTATTGAGATCAAAGACGTACCTGCAGTAGCAGAAGAGGAGATGGCAGAAGCCATGCCTGAGGAAGAGGAAGCAGCAGCAGAAGCGGAAGCAGAAGCTGTAGTTGAAGAGGAAGAGGTTGCAATGTCAGTTGATCCTGTGCTTGATGCAGAGGCTATCCTTGCAATTGTTGCACCAGTTATTGAGGAGCAAGTTAACCAACTTGTTGCTATGATAGCAGACTTAAAAAACCAACTGGAAGAAAGTCTTTCAGCTGAGATTGAGGAGGAAGTAGCACCAATGGCTATGACTGCTCATGAGAAATTTAAAGAATTTGTAAAATTTTCAAAAACCAAATAACATGACACGCAATCTTAAATTCGATTTAGATATCGAAACAAATGCACTTTTATGTGCGAACCCTGATGAGTTCTACTCAAAGGCTTATTTATCAAGTCCTGATATTGCTAACAACTTCAGAACTTTACCAGGTATCAAGTCAAAAACTAAATTGGCTAATGTAACTTTCGGTTCATTATTACAGGCTTCTACTTGTAACTTCAACGCACCTACAGATTCATTAGATGCAATTGACATTGATGTATGTGCATTGTCTGCAATGGCTCAACTTTGTCAGTTTGACTTAGAGCAATCATTCTTAGCTTTACAAATGGCTCAAGGTTCAAATGGTGACTTCACTGTTGCATCTTTCATGTCATACTACTGGAATGAGATGGCAATGGTTATCGGTCAAGATTTAGAGTTGTTGAGATGGCAAGGTGATATCACATCTTTGGATCCGTTATTGTCTTTGTGCAATGGATACTTAGTTCAATTGTGTGGTGACTTAGCTGTAAACGGTTTATGGACTGCTGCAATCACTACTGCAAATGTATTGACTGTTATGGAGGCTGTAGTTAACGCTGCTCCTGCTGCAATTGTACGCAAGAAAGCTGACCTTAGAATGTATGTTTCAACAAACGTAGCTAACGCTTATGAGTTGAAAGCTGCTCAAGGTAACACTCAGACTTATGTTACATTACCTTTAGGATTGACTTTCTTAGGAATTAACATTGTAGTATGTGAAGGTATGCCAGATAACACAATTGTGTTGACGTTGAAAAACAATCTCGTATACAGTTTCGATGCTGAAGGAGACTCAAAAGCATTGAAAGCTGTGAACTTATCTGACACTGTTGCTGAGCCTTACTTAAGAACTCGTGCAAACTTAAAAGCTGGTTTCCATTATACGAACCCTGCTGAGATCGTTGTTTATAACGTATGTTTTGACTAACAATATAAAGGGGGGCAGTAAGTATCCCCCTATTTTTAACACTTAAAAAATTACACAAATGAGCTGCAATACTCTCGAAACCATATTAAAATCTTGCGATAACAACTCAGGTGGTATCTATAGATTTTTTATTGGTCAACAAGACAACATCGATTCTATCTCTACAGATGAGACAGGAACTAAATGGGAGGTAGACGGTATCACATTAGTTGATCCATTAATTCCATTCATTGAGCTTGAGTTCAAACGCAACACTTCATCTTATACAGAGGAGTCTGCAATTGACTTAATTAATGGCTCAAGCTACGTTACTCAGACTATCAACTTGATGTTCCACAGACGTCAACAAGAGAAGTCAAGAGCTATTCAAATCTTAGCTGCTGGTCAACAGTACCTTACTGGTTTATTATTAGATGCCAATGGTATCTGGTGGTACTTCCCATTCTTGCAAATATCTGCAACGGGTGAAGGATCCGGTACAGCGCGTGCAGACGGTTCTAAGTACAGCGTTACTCTAATTGCGGAGAATGAGACTTTGGCCTATACAATTGATGAGGCTATTTTAGGCCCTATCACTGACCCTGTAGTATAAAACTCTTAATCTGCCATAGATTAATTTAGCAGAGAGCCTCACTTCGGTGGGGCTTTTTTAATTATTACTCACACGTAATACAATATAGGTATGATATATCTTGAGAAAGGTCAGGTTAATAGCTTTGTGTTGACTCTAACAGAGGTCACGACTATACCCAACCCTTACTATTTATTTGAGTTTGAGGATGAGTTCAACACTACATCCAGCCCAATCTACTGGGAAGGTACTGACACCTCATCCTGGACATCAAGATATAACCTGTTCACAATAGATGAGCCTACAGATATTGACTTCGTGAAGGGTCAGTATAGATACAAGGTGTATCAGAGCTCAACACCCACCCTCGACCCAACTGGCTTGACCATGATTGAAGAGGGTAGACTTGTTGTGGCAGGAGTAGTAATTAATTCAATATATGACTAATGGCATGGTATAGTAGATTCGTAGGCAGTAAGCCTCAAGCACATGAGGTGATAGAGGGATATCAATCATTCAGTACACCCTTCCAGAAGGTAGGAGGTGCAAACTTATCTTTGCCTTATGTTAATGGTAGATACCAGGTGGCAGGATATATCCCGTTCGGTCAGGATAATCAGTTCCCTGAGCTACTTAATCAGCTTTACTACACCTCACCTTTACATGGTGCTATAGTGGACTTCAAGACCAACGCTGTAATAGGCGGAGGATATACCCTTGAGACTGAGAAGATGTCAAATGATGACAAGCTCAAGCTGTACACCTTTGAAAAAAAGATTAAATTAGGCAAGGTTGATAAGGCACTTACTCAGCAACTGATAGTACATCATAGAGTTTACTTCAAGTTATGCTACAATAAGAAAGGTGATCTATATAAGATTGAGAATGTATCACCTGAGAAGGTCAGAGTGGCAAGGGATAAGATAACTTATTTCCTTTGTGATGACTGGAGTGCTCGTATTGATGTTATGCCTATCAAGAAATACCATCCTACATGCACTGACTTGGAGCAGTTATACTGTTATGAGTTAATGACCTTGGGCCAGGAGTGGTATCCTTTGCCTCAATATACTTCTGCTTTGAACTTTGCTTTTTTATCAGGTGAGTTGAGCTACTTTGCTAAGGCTAACATCCAAAACTCAATATTTCCATCCTTTGCTATGATGTTCCCTAAGAGACCACAGTCAGAGGAGGAGAAGTCAATGATTAAGAACACCATTGATAGGTTGAAAGGAGCTGCCAACGCTGGTAAGGCTGTTGCTTTCTTTGCTAACAACTCAGACCAACTCCCAAAGATTGAAGCTCTACCCGTAAATAACAATGATAAGCTCTTCCATGAGGCATCTGCACTCAACACTGAGCAGATATGCTTTTCACATACAATAGACCCTATCCTTATGGGTGTGCGTACCACTGGCTCACTTGGTGGCGGTGCTGACATCAAGCAGGCTTATGTTGTATTTGAGAAAAATGTAGTTATGCCATTGAGGAATGAGGTACAGAACATCGTAAATGAGCTTCTATTGATAGCTAAGATACCAGGTAAGTACATGATTAACAACTTCCAGATTATCAATGAGACTATCGTAGAGATAGAGGGAGATGCATCCAAGACATCTGATGCCATTAACTCATTGAGTCCATTGGTAGCAACTAAAGTATTGAATGCAATGACTCCAAACGAAGTCAGAGCCCTAGCATCCTTACCTCCTATTGAAGGTGGCGACATCATACCAACTGAAACACCTGTAATATGAATTACTTTATAACAGAGACCTACCTCAAAACTAACACACCTATCACAGCGAATGTTGATGTAACGGATGTGACTCCATATATAGCAACACAAGCCCAGCTTAGAGTAATGCCTATCCTGGGTACGTTGTTCTACAACTATCTACTTGCAGCATACAACGCTCAGTCATTGAACCCAGATGAGGAGACTCTTGTAGGCTTCATACAGCCAGTGATAGCATGGAGAAGTGCAGAGGATGCGGTGTTTGGATTGACTTACCAACTTAAGAACAAAGGATTGCAGACTCAATTCGGAGACTTCTCTGCATCTGTAGGACGTTCTGAGGTTGCCTTTGGCATGGAACACTACGCACAGAAGGCTTCATTCTTTGAGCAACGGTTGATCAGGTACTTAGTAGCTAACAGAGACTTGTTCCCTGAGTTCACTGACCCTGCCAATAGAGATACTGACCTAAGACCTATGATAGATAGATGCATCTGTGATTGTGTGGGTGTATGCCATAGCGCATGCCCATGTGGTGGGATGAGAGAGAACGGATATAATAACTCAATACTGATTTTATAATGGACTTCAACGAAATAGCCTTCACAATAATAACAATACTCATTTCGGGTGTAGCATACTTCCTTAAAGGGGTGCACTCAGATATCAAAGCATTAGCAGAAGAGCAAAAGAGAATCATTGAGAATCAAGGTAGGCTCAAAGGTAAGATTGAACTGGTAGACAATGAGTCAAGGTTTAAGTATGAAGCCATTGAGAAAATGACTCAGCTTGAGATCAAGCACCTGGCAGAACAAATCAGCGAGTTAACGCATTCAGTAAAGAAATTAATTGAAGTACAACTGTCAAAATGAGTATAAAACAAAGATGGTCAACTCCTACTCCAAAGTTCTGGAAGAGAGTGCAGAAAATAGCAATCACAATAGGGGCTATTGCAGGCGTTATCGTGACTGCACCTATAACTTTACCCGTTGCAGTAGTAACGGTTGCATCCTACGCCATTACAGTGGGTACTGTGGCGGCTACACTATCACAATTAACAGTAGAAAGCAATGAGCAACGTTAAAAGCTACACAGATAAGGAACTACTTGCAAGAGTCAAGTCATTACCTACCTATAAGAACATACCATCTGGCATGTGGTTGCTATTCGTGCGGTCAAATGAAGATGCAAATGATGTGTTTGATGACAAAGTATATGCCTGGATAGGCTCAGACTTTCAATTCGTAACATCTTGCACCACTAACAAGGGCAACAAAGGTACTGCTGTCATGGAAGCTGACCGTTGGAACTATGATACCTATGCTTATGGACTTCACAGAGGTAAGATGGAAGCACTTAGGCAGGTTGCTAAGGTGCCATATCGTAGAGACTATACCACAGATGGTAAGACTAACCCCACTACTAAGCTAATGGATAACATTATCTTTATGAATATACATGGATCAACCTATAACAAGGGCAGCCAACAGGTGGCAACTAAGATAGGAGGATGGTCAGAGGGATGCCTGGTCCTTAATAACAACCCAGACTATGAGCGCATGGTCAAGATGGCAAAAGACTATGCAAGAGTAACAATAGCACTAATAAACGAATTTTAACATGGCAAAGAAAGTAGGCAGACCTAAGAAAGTTGATCTAATCATTGAGACCAACAAGGCAGAAATAGAGTACCACAAAGATGGCACTAACCATGATCTCAAATATGATGGTAAGAAAGTGGATGTACACATCACTAAGGATGAGACTGGGACCAAGGTAGAGGTGCAGTCAGAAAATAAGTTCCTCAAAGCACTCGCAACCTTAGCTTCCAAGTTCATTGTGAAGCGGTTTAAAAAGAAATAGTACCTTTGTGTTAACATATATATAAAACGTGTTAACGAAAAATAGATTTGATTAACAGTACCTGCATACTTACCGTTAGATCAGTTAGCAAGTCATTTAATACACCTGCTATGGTTAAAGGATTGGGGTGTCCCTGGTCGCCCACACTTAGCAGGTTTTTTTATGCCTAATTTTAGACATTTTTTAGACATTCTTTAGACATTAATTTATCCCGTTTTATCCCGCCAAGACCTGATAATCTTATTTATAATCATTATAAATTACAATTATTTTTGCTCAAATTGTTAATTAAATTTTTCAGTTAAGAAAATTTGAGTACATTTGTAAGGTAATCAATAACACAAAGTATATGAAACAGTTTATTAAAGAATGTACCACATGCGATGGCACTGGTATACAAGGTAGAAACAACTCATGGGATAATCACCCATCAAGAGATGAGGTATGGGCATGTGACTACTGCGAGGAAGGTAAGGTACATGACCAGGATGCATTAGATGAG